CGCCAATTGAGCCCACTTCGCCACCGGCGGTGACATAGAACTCGCCAGCCTGAGAGCCGATCCAGTAAGCCGCCGAAGCTGCCAGACTGTTAGCGATGGCCACCACCGGCTTTTGGGCACGGGCACTCAAAATAGCATCACCCAGTTCAGAAACGCCGTAGACGCTGCCGCCAGGGCTATCAATGTCCAGCAAGATCTGACTGACCGCGTCATCGGCAACGGCTTGTCTGAGCATTTGCGTGACGATCTGGGTGCTGACCATGCCAGGGCCGGAGACGTCATCCACCATATTTCCACGCTGTGTGATGACGCCGTAAATCGGGATGACGGCAATGCCGCCACCCGAAATAGCAGCCGAGGTCTGTCTGCGGGTGTCTCGCAGCACCCGGTCTTTTTGGACCTGAAACATGGCAGCGTCGCTGGCAGGAGCACCTTGTGTCCACCGGGAAATGACTGTGGCCAGAGCACTTAAACGCTCAGGCATCAAGGCCCAAGGCGTTGCCAAAAATTCAGCCACTAAAAGTTGGTTTTTCATAAATTCTGTCCGAGAGAGATAAGTGATTCGGTGAGCTGTTTTTGATCTAGCGGCTCGTCTATTTGGCTTGCCCAAAGCAGAACCTGGTCTAGCGGTACGGCCAAGGCTTGGGAGATCAACAAAATGTCTTTTTCTGCAAGATGATCTGATCGGCCGATGCGGCGAGCAAGTCGCTCAGAGGTCGTTTGAACTAGGGCGCTATATCGCCCACTGAGTCGGGTAACACTCTCATCCTCCGAAGGCTCGATCGCTTTTTCCTCCAGTGGCTTTGCCACTTCTGCTTGTGTATCGATTTCCAAATCCTCTGCCACGTTCTCCTCGACCATATTGAGTGGTCGTAGTGGCTGATCAAGTCCGTCAATGGGATTGAGGTTTTCTGCAATGCGTGCTTCGTTGCGGGTGAGCCAGCCGTTCTGAATTCCGCTTTGGTAGTAGCTTGAGCGGCTGGACGCATCGCCGCGCATCAGATTGGCGAAATCAAACTCAATTTCTATATCGTCACTCTCAAGAAGTAACTCAGATTGAATGCTGGCCTCCCAGCGCTCAGCCCAGGGCGTCATGGTGTGCATGACGAACTCCAGACTCTGCTGCTCGATGTTGGAGAAGGTCGCTCTATCAAGATCAGCAATCATGTGCGGTGGCACACGAAAGAGCCGGGCCACGTCGGTGATCTGAAACTTGCGCAGTTCCAGAAACTGGGCGTCTTTGTTTGTGACGCCCACTTCGTGAAACTTCATGCCGTTCTCCAACACCAGGACCTTGCCCCGGTTGGAGCCGGACTGCGCCTGCTGATAAGACTCACGAAACACCTTCTTGGCCTCGGAGTCCTTGAACGAGCCAGGAAATTCAATCCACCCTCCTGTGGGCTTGGCGTCATTGGCAAAGAAACGTGCGCCATAGCCTTGGGCTGCTAGTGCAGTACCCAGATTCTCCCGGGCAAGCTCAATCGGGCTCATACCCATCAAGCCGTCCGAGGACAGGCCACGCAAATGCCAGACCTCCCCTCTTGGCAAGATCACCTCAGTGCCAGAACGGTCGCTAATTCGGTAGCGGTATTCACCTGATGGCAACAACTCAATCTTGACCCGGTCCGGGTGGATCGGCATGAGTTCGATGATCTCGCCGCGCGGGTTGGTGATGATCTGGTTGTAGGCGTTACCGCGCAAAGCCAGGTGTCCTTGCAGCATCTCACGCCACTCAAAAGGATTTTGAAACCGGTTCGGCCGCTTGGCCATTAAGCGGTAAAGCCAGTGATCCGTGACCCTGTCCTTGCCGCCGTCAGGGCGGCGCTGGTAAACCACCAACGGCAGTGATGCAATTGTTTCGGCCAGGATCCGCACGCATGCATACACAGCAGCTAGGCGCAGCGCGCTATCGGGCGAGACACGCATACCACTGCTGGTACGCGCAGATATCGACTCAAATGAAAAGTCACCCCATGGCGAACGATCTCCACCTGAGGCGTTGGAGCTACCAGATCCGCGAAAGCGATCAAAAAAGGTAAACAGTCCCATCAGTTCAGAGCAACATCAACTCGTAGTCGGATCCCAGCACCACCGAGTCCCCCGGTTTGATCGCGCGCGACAGCGCCATGATCAGTGCCACGATGCCGTCGATCTTGTTTTCTGCTCGCTCCTTGCGTGGATAAATGTTGTCTTTGGCGTCCAGGTGGGCGACCACGTTGCTGACCATCCAGCCCAGCACCGGGTCGCCGTCGTGAACCAATTTCTTTTGAAGCACCAGGGCTTCAAGCGTCTTCATCGGCTCTGAAAAGTTCAGCACCGTCGGACGCACTTCAATCATGGGCAGACCCTCACTCATCATTCGGGTCGAGAGTTGCGTCGCCTGAAACGGATCAAACGCGACTGCCTGAACAGCAAAGCGAGAGGACAGATCATTCAGATCCGCTTCGATCCAACTGAAATCAATCACATTGCCCGGCGTCACCGTCAGGCGTCCGGTGTGCATCCAGCCAGGGTACTGGCTGTTGCCATTGGCGTTGACCGTATCTTCCGGCAGGTAGTACTTGCCAAAGACCGCGAATGCGTCAGCAATCTCGGGATGGGAAAACACAATCACCAAGGCGGCTATGTCCGTCTTGCTGGCCAGATCCAGACCCACCCAGCAGGGTTGGCCCACAAAGGACTCGATGTCCAGGTCCTGATCAGCACATGCGTCCCAGGAGCGCATGTCCATCCATGCGGTGTCTGCATTCACCCACTCGTTCAAGTGTTTGGTCTTGAAGTTGTTCATCGCACTGGGCAACTGCATGGCCTTGGCCTGCAGAGGTCCCAGAATTTCCGGGCGCACAGAGATACCCCAGTTGGGGTTGGCCTTCATCAGCGAGTCTTCGCTGGTCCAGTCGTCCCCGTCATCCAGCCCGTAGACGATGCCAAACTGGCTGTCATCCTCGAACACGCCATCGAGCAGTCGGGTTACAAAGGTGCGTACCTCGTAGCAAATACCTGCGCGATTGCTGCCAGCGGTGGTGATCACCCACAGAAGTGAGTTGTCTCGCTTGCCGGTGCCGGTCTCGACCACGTCGTAGACGGTGCGTGTCTTGTGGGCGTGCAACTCGTCAATGCAGCCAAAGTGAATGTTCAAGCCATCGAGCGTCGAGCCTTCAGCCGAGAGTGCTTCAAACTTGGAGCCTGTCTGCAGCACGTTCATGTTGTGCGCGCCGACGTTGACAGAAAAACGGCTGCGAAAGCCCTGTGACCTGCGCGCCATGGTCTGCGCATCACCAAACACGATACGCGCCTGGTCACGGGTGGTGGCCAAGGAGTAAACCTCAGCACCGCCTTCGCCGTCAGCGGCTAGCATGTACAGCGCAAGCGCAGATGACAGGGTCGACTTGGCGTTGCCGCGTGGCACTTCGATGTACGAGCGCCGAAAGCGACGGTTACCGTCGGGCTTGACCCAGCCGAACACAGTGGTCAGGATGAACACCTGCCAGGGTTCCAATTTGATCGTCTCGCCTGCCAGCGGCCCCTTGACGTGGGGCAGCCGCTCTATGAACGCGCACAGGTTGTCGGCGGGATGGAACTCCCGCCCGTCCTTGTCGGTGAGCTTTGGGTTGAACTGGTAGGGACTTGCCTTGCCCTTGAACTTTGCCAGATCGTTCAACTGCCTTTGGCATGCTCGCTGGACCCATTTGCAGGTCAGGATGTCACCGGCAACGACTGCCTGCGCATACTTGCGGGCTACTGCTGCGTAGCTTTGCTGCCGACCTTGACCCTGTACATCCATGTGTTTACATTCATTTCTTCTTGGGTTAAGATGTACATGTACATCCAAAAGGGGTTCACCATGGCCAATACCAAACTTTTCAAGAACGGCAACTCGCAGGCCGTTCGCATCCCCGCAGAACTTGCCTACAGCACGTGGGACGTTGATCTGGTCATCGAGCGCCAAGGAGACGAGTTGCGCATCCGCCCGGCGCAGCGCCGCATGGGCGATGTGCTGGGAAAACTTGCCAAGTTCTCACCAGACTTCATGGCCCAAGGCCGAGGCGAAAACGTCGAGGGCGAACGCGAAGCTTTATGAATCCAAAGTACATGCTCGACACCAACATCTGCATCTACCTCATGAAGCACCAGCCGCCTGAGGTGCGCGAGCGATTCGCCCAGTGCTTTGTGGGGGACGTGGTGATTTCAGCGGTGACTTTGGCTGAGCTTGAATTTGGTATCGCGTGCTCAAGCACTGCGGCTCAGGATTCCAACCGGTTGGCTCTGGAAAGCTTGCTCGACGACATCATGGTTGCGCCTTTTGATGCACAAGCTGCCAAGGCCTATGGCCCCATCCGAGCTGCCTACAAAGATCGCAACCGCGATGCTCTGGACAAACTCATCGCATCCCATGCGGTCGCTTTAGGGGTGACACTGGTCACCAACAACGAAGCGGACTTTGTGAACTACACCGGGCTGCATGTTGAAAACTGGGTCAGCAACCACTGAGATCAAATCTCTTTGATCCAATTCACTATTTCATAAGGCCACTTTCATGACCAGCACACCAGATATAAATTCAACTGCTGTGGCTCAGGACTGCCTGGATCAAGTGCGACTCACGATGGACGAGGAACAAATGCAAAAGTTCATGGCGCTTTTAGATGCCCCACCGGTGGACAAACCCAAGTTGGCCAAACTAATGTCCACCCCATCGCCTTGGGAACAAAAAACGGTTCAGCGCTGATCAACAACAAGCTGACTTCAGCCTGCAATATCGGCCCATGGATCCAGATCAACCTGCGTATCTGTGGGCTGTGTGATGCGCGAACGCGACGCTGGCGTAAAGCCCATCTCCACCGCCGCCTTGGTCATGATCTGGGCTTGCTTGTTCGCGATGGCCAGGTACGGCGACTGCATTGGCACACCGGTGTTCGGCGCTTTGATCAGCAGGCCCGTCTTGGTGATTCCGATCTGGGCCTTGCGGTACAGGTCAGCGGCGCAGGACCAAACCTCCAGCACCGACATATCGAGCTTGCGCAGCAAATGCTCAGGCGCGCTGTCAATGGCATAGCGCCAGGCCTGCTTGGCTCCGTCCGACATATACTCGGGCGGCGCAACCAGATCCCCTTGGGGCTGCGGCTCATGCGGGTTGGTCCTGCACTTTTGCAGGGTTCCCCTGAGCTTTTTGATCTCCGTGGGGAGTGGTTTTCGTCCGGCCATCTGGGTTCAGTCGTTGGTAATCGTTAATATGGAGGCTTCAAACCCACCGGAAAACTCCCAGTGCGCAAAGCCGACGTCATCGCAAAATGCCTCGTTCAGTCCGCTCTGGCGGCTGATATGAAAGCTGGGCGTGAGGCGGTACGATCTGCTTTTGACAAGAGCGTGACGGACAAGAGCTTTTCCAAATGGAACAGCGTCGTTGAAGAAAACGTCGCCAACTCCATCATTCGCTCGGTGGGGAAATCCAAAGCCATCAATATCGAAAAGTTCATCGCCGATCTCAACTGATCGGCTCTTAGCCCCGACCGGCGAAGCCCGGCATTAGGCTGCCTTCGGGGTATCCCCCCTAGGTTTCAATTTGCACGCGCAAAAATCTTGGCAGGCGCACGCATCTTTGGCCGCCGTCTGTAGAGATTGAGACCCCCCCGGGGGGGGTAGTCAGCGCCGACCTGCGGTCTCACGCGCCGTCTTTCGGTTGTGACATGAGACGCACAGCCCTTGCAGATTGACCCAGTCAAAGCGCTCGCCGCCGTCCTTGAGCGGCCTGATGTGGTCGGCAACCTTGGCAGCCACCACCCGATCCGTCGCCTTGCACGCCACACACAGCGGGTGTTCACGCAGGAATGCAGCACGTACCTCACGCCAGCGCGCGGACTGGTAGAAGCCCAGCTCAGTATCAAAGGCACGCCTGGCACGCCCGTAGTCTCGGTGCACCTTGGGGCGGTGCTGCTCGCAGTAGCCGGGGTTGTCCAGCACCAACGCGCAGGCGGGGTGACGGCATGGTGTAGGGGCACTGCGGGGCATATCGGCTCGGTATTGGCGTGTTAGCAACTCAATCAAAAAACTAATCGCAATTGATGCAGATAAAGCTTGGCTTCACTTGGGTTCAGAGCGTTCATAGGAACGTCATCAACAACCCAAGGAGCTTTGCAAATGACCTACACCACACAGTTCACCGTCGACGAGGTCGGGTTCATCCAGATCGCGCTCACCAAGGTGCTGGCAGCCGCCGCACGCGGTGAGCTTGACCTCAACCTGCTGGCCCGCGAGGAGCTGGCCTCACGCGGCCTGGACACCCAAGGCGAGTGGGTCGGCTTTGACCGCGCCCGACAGATCCACCAGGTGCGGGGAGCCAAGTGATGGACGCTAAACGACTGGAGCGTCTGCTCAACCAAATCGCCGCAGAACATCTGCACATCGACACGCTTGCAACACGCAACAGCGACAGCCTCGACTTTCATGAGGTTAGCGTCTGGGGCCTCAAAGAAGCCCTGCAAGCTGCCTTCACGGCTGGCCAGCAATCCAAACAAACAACCCAATCAACCTGATACCGGAGATCAACATGAAACTCACACCCAGCCAAGCCCTGCTTCTCAACGCGGCTTCCATTCACCCTCAGCAATTGCTAACCGACTTCCCGCCCAACCTCAAAGGCGGCGCGTTGATCAAGGTGCTGACCAGCCTTGGCAATGAAGGCCTGATCCGGCCCCACAGCAAAGGCACTGCGGGCTCGACCCGCTTTGCCATCACCGGCGCAGGGTTGCAGGCCATCGGCATTGAGCCGCCAGCCAAATCTAAACGCGAAGGTAGCAAGCAGTCGGTGCTCATCGATTTGATGAATCGTCCAGAAGGTGCAACCCTTCCTCAAATGGTGGAGGCCACAGGCTGGCAAGCGCACACCGTGAGGGGCTGCATGGCTGGAACTTTGAAAAAGAAACTGGGCCTGACCATCGACTCCGTCAAGGAGAGCGGTGGTGAGCGGGTCTACAGGGTCTCACCCTCATGCTCGCTCCCCACAGCATCATCTAAAACCGACTGACCTTGCGGCGAAAGATCCGCAAACGCTGAGCCATCCGATTCACGGGTGGCTTTCTGTCCTGTGAAGTCCTCCCAACGCTTGACGATCACGTCCACATACATGGGATCCATCTCCATGAGGCGCGCCTGGCGATTGGTTTTCTCGCAAGCAATAAGCGTCGTGCCAGAGCCACCAAACAAGTCGATCACGATGTCGCGCGTCTTGGATGAGTTCTTAATGGCACGCTCGACCAACTCCACCGGCTTCATCGTCGGGTGCAGGTCGTTCACGCGAGGCTTGTTGTAATTCCAAATGTCTGACTGGTCGCGGTCGCCGCACCAGAAGTGTTTAGCGCCGTCTTTCCAACCATAAAGGATTGGCTCGTACTGGCGCTGGTAGTCGGCGCGTCCAAGCGTGAAAGTGTTCTTAGCCCAGATCACAAATGTCGACCACTTGCCACCCGCATCAAGCCAGGCCTTTTGCAGTGTGTGCAACTCGGATGAGCTCATGCACACGTAGCAGGCACCTTTGGTGACCACCAACAAATTAACGCAAGCGTCGTAGAGGAACTTGTAGAAGCCGTCCCCAAGCGCATCGTTCATGATGCGGCGGTCCTTGCCGCGCATCTTGTCTTTAGCGTTGTTGCCGTAGTCCACGTTGTAGGGTGGATCAGTGAACGCCATGTCGGCGAGTTGACCGTTCATAAGGCGCTCCACATCGGATAGAACTGTGGAGTCACCGCACAGCAAAC